GCGCTACAACAAAGCCACAAACCAACCCAAGCCACAACCAACAATTATCATGATTTTTTAAGAAAAGATTGTTCTATCCGCCCTGAACACCAAAKCAGCATAACCAAAACAACTTAAAYCTAACCATAAAGTATGGATAACAGTTCAATTGGCAAGTCAGTAGTTAAAGTATCTTTTTGTACACCTGCCCGCTTCAAAGTCCCAACGAAGGGCGAAGGAATTCTCCCATTGATTGTAATTTTCTTACATGAGGCCCTAGGTTCAGTTGTAGTAATCCTTGCTTTTGATTGAARGTAATACGTAATCGTTCTAGAAACCTCAAGTCCAAGTACTGATTGTACTCCAACCACAAGATCATCAAACTCCTCTACATGAAGCCGAATATCAAATCCTTTAATCAATGTAATGTCTAAAAGTGTCCAGTAGCTATCTATAAGTGCTCTCCGGAGGCTGTGAATGGACCGATAGATAGGTTTAAAAAGAGAATCACATGGTGACGACATCATCAGACAGCACATAGACGATATGTCGATCTCTTGGTCACCGAGACGAACATTAAAATTAAGTTCTTCTAGACATGGGTGGGCATACGAGATTGTCCCGAGCCCAAGAAGACGCAGACACAATGAATCCGATGGTCCTCCAATATGTACACCACAGCTAGACGAAGCTGCCAGAGACTCTATCAATGCAACCCTTGAGCGAACAGCAGAGCACAAATCAATCTCTAAGAGGCGCTCATAATACGAAGGATCACCATGAAGGACCAGAATAATTTTCAGTCCAGAAAGATGACATAAATCCATCGCTATTGTCGGCGAAGTGTCAGGATATATCCACAATTGATCTAACTTGAGTTTCCTAATAGCCATTTTGTACACTTGGGACATTTCTGAGATAGTGCCACCACCAAACGAGAAACTTCCAACATGAGTTCCCCGCTCAATATAGTCGTTGGTTTCATTGCAACAGGCGGTGGGTCTGATGGCAACACCTCTAGTTGAAGCCATATAGAGATCAATGTTAGCCTCAGAAACACTATCGTAGTGTTTGTCGATACGAGATATCTCTGCATAAGCAAGCTCAGTATTCACAATAGGGATCATCAAAATGCGGGATATCAAATCACGCCTATTCTTAAAGTTCGTGTAGCGTATGGTTTCTACCGCTGGCGTTGACTCAAGCAATAAAGAGCTTTCACGCATTACATTATAAACAAAATCAAACGTTGGACCCCGTCCAAGAGAGAGAAGGCGAATAAGCGAAGCTCTCTCAAACTGTAATAGTCGAACTTGTAAAAGATACCTCCATAAAGATCTAAACACAATTGCCCAAGGAAGTCTTCTCAAGTCTGCAAGGGAGAACCTTTCTAAATTAGCCCAAGTTTTTTGATCAGTTATGTCTGACCTATCAAACCTGATATCTACTAAGAGAGATCTACCAATTAATACACCAAGCGCCAATGAAGCACTGACACATGGATCTAAATCTAATTCATCGTCAACTATCATCTCAGATACAAATACTGGCTTTGATATCAACCATTCAGCCCCTTGATACTGTGGTTCAACAGCTAATACAAACTCTTCTGACTCGATTTTTTCAAAGCAATCACTGCAAGTTGCTGCAAGAAGATAAGGCTCACTAATGATCTTTCCTGATCGCACGACAACATCAGCATAAAGACAACCATAGGTAAGAACATGTTGAAAATGTATTGTGTAATCGTCTGATGACTGGGAATAGGTTGACATATAATCGCTTGAAAATTTGAGCCATGTACTAATCAAATTTACGTAACCTGTTAAACCTTGTCGCGAGTCACCCCTTGAGGGGAGCCTATGGGTTAATGTCCCACCATGAACAACAGGCCTAGCATCCGAGGCATACCCCTTTTCTTGCAGAAATCTATCCATTAATTTGTTGAGATTAGGATCAACAACTTTACGGACTTTGTACCATTGGTATAAAATTAGCGTGTCTCTTACAAGCCCCGCAGCTCGCGATTTTGACAAGCCAGTAAGTTCACCCCTCTGAACTTTAATGGCAGTGTTTGATCCAAGGTAAAGGGGCTGACTACCCCTAGTATAAAGATGTCGTTCCCTAAGAGGTTCTTGTGGTACATACAAGATTGCATCTTTGTAATTGTCCAAGATAGCGCTTGACGACTCAACAGGGTTAAATTGCTCAGCAACGAACGGCATAGTCACGCCGATTAGATCTCTTCCCCACGTCAATCGTCTGAGTCTCTTAGCTGCAACATATGTACAGCCAACTAAATAAGGGGTGAGATCAAGACCTGCTGACCTGTCCAGGATATGGTCTATAACGGCTTGCTTATAGCGATGACTTTCAAGTACAACATCCTCCAGATGAAGGGCCTGATTAGCTGAAACAACAGTTGATGATTTCTGAAATAGATCTATGATGCTCAGTCCATAAGCTACATTAGATAGGGAGAAAAGAGCTGACATGTCTCTTGGCCGAAGTGGCATCATACTTGATAAGTCGCGTGCCAAAATTTGTGCCATCTCCGTTAACGGTTGCTGAAAGAAATTGGCAACACGAGAGGAGTGTGAGCTGGCCAGAATGGCTTGCTCAACCCATTTCCTCATTTGGCGCTCAGGTCTAAGTAGCTGTTGAATATTCAGTGAAGTGGGATCGGTTATGAGTGATAGCCAGTCTGGATATGCAGCAATTTTAAGTTTCACTACTGAGTTGACAAATTGAACACTTATGCCTGTCAAGCGCACAAGAGTTTTGAGGAGGGCCAATTGAAGAGGAAGTGGGTCTGACATTCCACGGAAAAATACACTTGGCAAAGTTGCTGGTGTTGGAAGACCACCTAATGACGGACCTACTAAACAAAGTGTAATGAGTAAACTTTCCTCTTGCATAATACGCATGGGTAGTTCAACATACAACTCTATCAAGTAGAGACAGACACCAGTAGTTAAAGCAACCCAGGGTGAGATGTCAGACATGGCCGCACTGAGGCAAGAGGACACCAAACAGGCAAGTTTAGAATATAAATTTGGAAATAACTCACCTGTTGAGTCGGTGACCCGTGATAGCTGTTTAAGAGAACCTGGAATTGGAATTCCTTCAAAAAATAATCGTTTCCCGTATTCATAAAGACAATCGGAAACCCAGCACTCCTCTACTTTAAGTGTGTGGCCCGCCAGCCGTGCATATTTGTAGAGGCAACCAAGAGCCCTGTCAGCCAAGGCTTGATTTGCTTCAGTAATAGATCTATACACAATGATTGTCTGATTGTCCCCTTGACCTAGGATATTGAAAGACACCTGAGCTTCTCTAAGTGCCATAATCTCCCAGCAACTTGTTAGGATTGTCCAGAGCTTTTGCCGCATTCCTTCCCCCATAGTTTTGGTGCCGTGAACACATGTGGTCATGTCTTCAACCGGCATCAACTTCCTGTCGGCCATTGGGGGATTGAATCTGTCTTGAATAATGAATGTTGTAAAGCACGGCAATATACAACCCGTTCTAAAGAAGAACCCACAATCAAACATTTGATCAAGTTGTCTACATAAGGGCATTTGAAGCTCAGGCCGGAATGCATTGCACCATGAGCTGTAGTCAAGGTTAATAACAAAAGAATCCCCATTTACAATCAAATTAGACAATTTGTTAAGTAAATGTGTAAGTGACGTTGAGCTCATAGTCATAGAGTGTGTCTTAAGATACGGCATAATCTCGTTTTTAAGACTGGCCTCGGCGACAACTTGATAAATCCTAATTGCAAGTGATTGTTTTGAAAAAAACCGTCCTTTAACTTTAAGCTCCTTCTCCTTGGGCACCAACACAGTAATCCTGTCATCAAAATTAATTGACCCTTTGTAGAACGGCTCCAGAAGCTCTGGTATGCTATCGAGCTTTCCATCTATTAGTGCATTGACAAGACGCGAGGGACCGCTGCGTTCGCGCGGTCTCTCAAGTCTTTGTCCATGCTTGTGACGATACGCAGCAGCATTGTATTCAAAAACCCAATCTTTCTTTGAATTGATTATAGCTTTATCACTAACAATGTCGTTGAAATCAGGATCAAGGTCTAAGTCAGATACTTTCAGTATAACAACATCTCTGAACCACTTCCAGTTCCGATCAAATGAAGGGCTCCATTTCCCTAGCTCTCTAGCACTACGTATCGATCTGTTGCATCCTGGTTTAAGATGCGTTGGAGGCCATTTGGAGTGTTTGGCTAAGTATCCCTTGATATACTCCGCCCTAAACATTGCTAATGAATCCTCTCCCATAACAGAGAGAGCCTGAGGAGACTCTAGATCAATTCTCATTTTACGCAGTTGTTCCTTTGAGCCCTCCAACATATCTATTTCAGGGAAGTACCATGATTTTTGAACAGATGCGATCATCAAAAGTAATCTTGGATCACGATTTAAAAGTTTTTTTAGTAATTTGTCTAACTCAGGTGCAGCATTGGGGATATCAAAAAGAGTTGCAAAGGATGTTGATACAGTCTTGTTGTAAGTTTGCATTACAAGCCCTTCTGAGTAGGGTAGTATTGATTTTACAACATTAAAATAATCATCATGTGATAAATCGATTGAGTCAATATTATCAATTAAAGCCAGTACATCATCAATAAATGACCCAGTGTTTAATAAGGCTCCCTGGATAACTGATGTGATCAGCAGATGGCATCTACTCTTGATTGTGTCAGCAGCAGCTAAGAAATGATTATATGTAATAAGACAGCTTACATTTTGATCATAAATAACTACTAATGATTGTAAAAATACTAACTGATAATCACCAAGCTTCTTTGGCCCGATATCAGCTTCACGGGAGTAGGACACCTGTTGTATAATTCTTTGATATGTTATATGTAGTTCCAAGTAGGAGCGAACCCGAGGATTTGTTAAGGCATACCTGATTGCGGGAGATAAGGACTCCACGATTTCTTGAAGCCCCCATGCTACTGTGACCACCCGAACTATTGCTTCTGCAGCTCGGATTAGTACACCAATTGGGTAAATTTGGGGATGTAGTGACACACGACGGAAAATCTTATAGTAATCTCTTGATTGGAGGTTGTGGGGTTTAACATATTGCAATGCACGAACATGATGCGGAAGAGACCTTGATTGAAGACAGAATGAAACCTCTGTTCCAAGAAGTGGATTCTTTAAGGATTGGTCAGTACGATTTATTCCGACCACCTTCCGAGGCGTCTCTTCCTCGCGATCAAGACTGGAAGAGACATTACCAACTGGACTAAGTATAATATTCCTCCAAGCCATGCCGCCCACGACATTATATCCCTTAACCAGCCCATTGGGTTTAAGAAGGCAAAAGATGGGAGACCAATGTGCACCCAACCTGACCCCGTATCAGTTGAGGTTAAGTTTGAGGATTTTGCATAAGGAAGTAAATTGGATTGCGTACCAAAAGCATGATTAATAGGATTTGTTTCATGGCCTGTAGCCAATGTAATAGATGGAGTAAAATTGAAATTCCAATCGAACTGAGTTAAATGGTAATCATGAGATGACCGGTTATACTTGACCCTCTTTGGGCGTTGACCTGAGTTTACAGTCCCAAGATACATTCTTCCGTACCACATAACACGTTTAAGACCCGGTATTGCCTCGGGAGACCCTGTCTGTAGTCTACTCTCATCATTAAGGTATAATCTAGTTCCACTTAAATTGACTGGTGGGTAGTACGTAGACTCATTCCAAGGAAGAAATGAAACATTGACTTGCTGACATTGCCAGATAACACCTATTCCATTAACAATATAACCAACTATATCTGTATGGTTAAGCCATTCCCTTAAAAATTGTGAAGCACCAGACATACCATTCCCAAACGAACCTAATATTAAAGATTGTAATATCTCACAATCTTCCCAAGCATCTGCTAACATTGGCCTTAATTTATGAGCTAGATATGTTGTCTCCGATAAATCCCGACGCCGACGCTGAGGTGGGCAATGACTTGAACAATTCTCACAAGTAACATTAAGGCTTTGGTCTGTATAGCTACAATTCTTCAAGCCGTAAGACCTCCGGAAAACGTCAAAAGATATTACCTTTGCTGACCCATTACAATAAATTGTGCCATTAAATGTTCCATTTACAATGTCGTGTGTCAAATTATAAGGAGTGAATATAAGCAGGCTTCCATCGCTTAGTGTGGCATTGCCATTGGATAGATCCTTCTCATTGACTGTGCTGCAATCAGCAAAACTACAATACATAAACGGGGGGAAAGACTTGACCGACACTATCGCAGTGGCAATGTCACACCTACAAATGTCATTGATTATAGCTGAGCAGCAATAGTACCAATTGCACACAAACGGGTCTTCCATGGACTCATTAAGACATTTACTTAAATCGCCTGTGAATCGACTAATTAATTTGTCAGTACTGTAGCTTCCGAAAAATCCCCAATATGTCTTACAATGATATTTATAACATGATATATGAGTAACATTTAACTCAGTAAATGTATGGTTTCTATAACTAACCGAGCATGAAACGACATTGTCGGTCTTGTTGTGACACAAACGACGAATCTCAAGGTCGACGAGCGAGGGAGTCGATTCAGTGTTGCATTTAAGGGCTGGAATGGCGTATGTCCGGGCCCAGAGGACCAACACCAATATTTCGAAGGCGATACGAAAATACATTGAATGCAGCATTGATCGCGTGTTTGCTTTGTTGCTCCGATAGCTTCACAAACATAAAAGGCTTCAAAGGATCCTTGTAAACAGAGATTGAGTTGAGAGTCAAGACCAAAAAGTCATGTATTTGGAAATAGACGTTGACTGTTGAATGTCCCGAAGGCTCTACGTCGATTGTTAAATAGTCCACAAGCTTCTTCTCTCGCGGAAGCTGAAGTGGCTCTCTCACTGAAAGAAAAGGTATGTTGATGAATTGATTGTGAGATGTCCCACCAACAAAGTCTATCTCCAACATTAACGTTGGCCATCCAGGAACAATTACCTTATCCTTCAACTCAACGTAAGTGTGCTTTGAATTCATTGTTTCGGTTTTTTTATGGTATTATGTCGAGGTCTTCAGCTGTTGGAGCTGTGGGTAGAGTTGGATAGAGCTTCGAGGGCCCAGGGTGTGAGGGAAGCATTGGTACTGTCGGATTGCTGATTGCCATTGTGGAGTAAAGGAGATCTATCTTCTCCATCATCATCTTCATGGTTTCGTTCATTGTTTTAATAGATCTATCAAGCACCCGCATGTTTTCTCCAAGAACTTTAATACTGTTGGCATAATCACTTTGTTGCACGGCTGATAGGGTCTCAATCTGTAGACTTGATAGTGACTCAAGCCCCGTTTCCAATTTTGCCCCTATATCTTCTAGAGAACCTTTGAGCCCCTCTGCTTCAATCATATTGGTGTCCGCGAGCTCAGCTATCAGTTGGCGAATTAAGTCATCATTCGATAACTGCTCCCTTCCGGTCCTTGGCTCTTGGTCTGAGATCATGGAAGGATTCTTCTTGACCTGCTCGAGAAGCTTCTCCACGGGGACAGTTAGGGCCTCCCTGGGAATTCGCCTCCTTCTTGGGGACCTCGATCTCATTCGACGTGCTGTCTGCGGGTCGTCTTCCTCCTCTAGCGACTCTACCAGACTCGAGGGCCGTGCCATTGAGTCTTCGAATGAGTTCCAACAGTGTTAACTCGAGATTGGTGCTCATCGATATGGTTTTTTATTCATATGTTCATTAGTTTGCRAATCCGGTTACGCCTATTAGTCTCATAACATCAGCTATCTCAGGAGACATTGTAGTGCCGTCATCACCGCGGGTTATCTCTCGGCGCCTAAACCGTGCTAACTGGGCTTCCTTAACAATGGACCCAGGTTGTATTGTCGAAGCACGGTAACCAGCCATCGTTGGATTCTCTTTTTTGCTCCAGTAAAAAGCGGCCGATGCCAAATTAGGAAAGTTTCTTGGTGCGAGCTTAATTGCATCGGAGTGACGAATGGCACCAAGGTATTTAAACATATCTCCGTGTTCAGCTTTTAGTTTCGTGGTGACCTCTAAGAACTCCCTAATCTCAAGCGCCACAGCTGGAATGGTTAGTGTAGCATCCATGCATTCATTAAGGTACTCCTTGATCGTTGTATACGTAGTCATTTGTGCAAATCCAGCCACCAGTTTAATTTGGTCCATAAATTCCTTTCCAGGACTCTCRAAATCGGTAGTTAGTAACGCAAGAACGAACGATCCGACCCATGGTTGAGCGTTGATCCAATCGATCGCCTCATGAGGGTTGAAAACGGAAAGAAGGTTGGCGGTCTCTCCATGGCCTGGTCGATTGATTGAGGCCATTAAGGTTTTGAATCTCTTTTYAATTTGTTCAGCTCCAGCTTTAATTTTAGCGGATGAGCCTATCACTACTCCGATAAGGAGTGAACAACAGTGGTTAAAAATAGAAGAAATTTGAAGTTCTGTTAGCTCCCGATCCACTGTTCTTTCACCGAAGAAGTTGGCAGTCTTGGTAATGAGTCGGTCTCCTTGCTTAACCGGTGTCGATAGATATGATTCCCTTTGAACACCAGCAAAGAGTAGAGCAGAGYGTAATCCTGGAATGAGTAAACACAAGAAAACAAGGCTTGGAGTAACATTATGGTAAAGCTCTCTCCGCGACTGGTCAAGGAGTGCAACTGCATTTTTGCGGATATCTTTCTCGTCCCCTATTCCTGGGTGAGGATCTGTTCCTCCTTGCGTATATTGAAGAAACGCTCCAGTTAAACTTGGAAAGTGACTTCTCGTGGCTCCGGGTTCCCCGCTGTCCATGTCCTCGTCTTGATCGTTGGGGCTCCTTTGTCTTTTGGGTGGCATTTTGTTGTGTTCATGGTTTTGTTGGTCGGGTTGCTGGTTGGTTGTTACCGC